GGAGTGGGAGGCCAAAGCCAGGCGCAGTGGTTGTGCTGACTGCGGAGGCGGCAGCAGAGCGTGATGAGAACAGGAGGCTGAGGGCGAGGCTGAGGGCAGCTGGGGTGAACCCGGACGGGGTGTGACCTTGCCATGCTGTTGACAATGGTGTATGGTTGACAGTGTTGAAGCAAGTTTGCAATGGCTTATCTCGATGTGATCAGGGTCAACGGGGAGCCAATCCCGAGTGTTGAGACGGTTTGCACGGATCGGCGGCCTGGCTATGGGAGGCCAGCGCAGTGGTATGAGCCCACGCCAGAGCCTGTGTTGAAAGGGCGTAAGCCCAGCGCTGGTGAGGTAGCAACTGAGCTGGTGCCGTTTGCTGTTGAAGCTGGTGTTCAGTTCGGGCTACTGGGTCTGTTCTTTCTCAACCCAGTGGTAGGCATCCTTGCGATGGTGGGGATGAGTGGCAGGAGCCGGCGTTGAACTGGACTGAGATTTTGTTGAAGGCTGGAGTCCCTGATGCACCTGGGTACCAGGAGCTACTGGCGCGGATTAGGGAGGAGAAGCTGCATCAGACTGTTGCCACCGTTCAACAGAAGCGCAAGCGAGGCAAGAGGAAGTGACGCAACAGATTCCACTGCCGCAGTTCATCACGATGTTAATGCGTGAGTTGAACATGGCGGAAACACCAACGCCAGTACAGCTGCAGATCAGTGACTACTTGGAGAATGGTCCGAAGCGGCGGGTGATTGCTGCGTTTCGGGGGTGTGGTAAGTCAACGCTCAGTGCGATGTACCTGTTGTGGAAGCTGTACCACGATCCAGATGAGAAGTGTCTGGTGATCAGCGCCTCTATGTCGCGCTCAGAAGCCATGACCGCCTGGTTGTTGCAGACCATTGCCAGGGTGCCGTGGCTGAAGCACATGACACCGGACAGCCATGACGGCAGATACAGCCGGATCAACTTTGACGTTGGCACCTGTAAGCACATCGAGCAGAGCCCGAGTGTCCGCGCTGCGGGAATCACAGGTCAGATCACAGGTAGCCGGGCTAGCACGATCCTCGTTGACGACTGCGAAACACCGCAGACCTGTCTTACTCAGGTCCAACGTGAGAAGCTCAGGAATAGCCTCAACGAACTGGAGGCGATCCTGAAGCCCGGTGCCGGTCCAGAGATCGTCTATCTCGGCACACCGCATAGCAGCACCGACAGCATCTACTTCGCGTTGCAGCGCGACCTGTCCTACGAGATGCGCATGTGGCCAGCTCGTGTGCCAGCTGACACCACCCCATACAAAGGCGCCCTGGCACCGTTCATTGAGCGCCGTGTTGGTGCGGCCAACGGCAGGCCGACCGATACCCGCTTCAGTGACGATGAGTTGATGCAGCGTGAGCTGAGCATGAGCCCCATGCAGTGGCGGCTCCAGTTCCTGCTTGACGCCACCCTCAGCGACATTGAGCGCTACCCGTTGCGCTGTTCTGACCTGATGGTCATGACGGTTGATAGCCACCTACCGGAGGTGGTCACCTACGAAAAAGCCAAGTATCTCGCGTTGGATGACCTGCCCTGCGTTGGCATGGCGCACGATCCACGCTTCTACCGTCCGGCTCAAGTCGAGGGCACTGTGCCGGTTGATGACGTTCCAACCGTCATGGCGTTGGACCCCAGCGGCGGCGGCTCTGATGAGTTTGCGTGGGCCATCGTCAAAGCATGGGGTGGGAACTACTACCTAGTGGAATCCGGTGGACGCCTGGGGGGCGTTGGCGAACCGTTATGGGAGAGGATCGCCAGCCTTGCCAAGAAGCACCATGTCAACGAGGTGCTGGTGGAAACCAACTTCGGCGGGCTGGAGATCTACGCCTCACTGCTCAAGCCATACCTAGTCAAGGCTGGTGCTCAGTGCCGGATCGAACCGATCCGCTCCAACCAGCGCAAGGAGCTACGGATCATCGACACCCTGGCGCCAGTGATGCAAACCCACCGCATGGTGGTGGATCGGCGGGTGGTCGAGGCGGATGCGGAGCTGTTGAAGAACGCTGTTGAGGACAAGGATTCCAGCTACAGCCTCTTCTATCAAATGACCCGGCTGACGGCTGATCGTGGCTCCCTGTTGCACGACGACCGCATTGATGCGTGGGCTATGTGCATCCAGTGGTTTCAGCAGCAGGCAGCCCAGGATCAGAACGTCAGGCGTGATGCCAGACAGGTCGAGCTGTTGGAGGCAATGGTTGCTGACTGGCGCGGTAATGCCCTGCTCACCCCTGATCGGTTGGCAATGGGGATGAGCCTGGAGCAAGCACGGATGGCCGACGCTGGCCAGGGGTGCAGCTGGCTTTAGTCAGATCAGAGCACCGGGAATGGGCTGCTTGGTTTGATCATCATGTGGTTCTGCCATGATTCGTAGTCCCATGGGTTGCCACCTTTGACCTTGGCTCGCTCATCCTCGGGAATCTCTGGCCGAATCATCAGGTCGGTTGGCGCCAGCTTTTGTGCTGGCTCTCGCTTGTAGGGCATTTGTTCAAATGCTTTCTCCTGCGGGGAGCCTTGCATCATGTCAGTGGAGTACATGCTTTGTCCTCCTATGCGGAGCCTGGCTGCTGCTCCCAGACCTTGGTCTTCTTGGTCAATGAACACAAGTGCCATGGCCTACTTTCGTTGCTCTACAGGTCTTCTGCCTTTCTAGCGTGGCCGAGCACCAGCAGTTCCTCTGACAGCCCAGCATCACGGATTAACTTGTTGCAGCTGGCTGCATTCAGTTGAAACCACACCTCGTCAGGGATCTCCATGATGCGTTGCAGCCGCTCCAGGTTGCACAGGATTGGCCGCTCGGCGTACACCGCACATTGATTGTTGATCAACATGGGGCAGCTACCGTCAGGCCTCGGCGTGTACGGAAACACCCTGGCCAGCAGCACAAACGACTCATCGCCGCTAGTTGCTGCCGCCTCAAGGATCTCCCCAAGCTGGCGGCAGCACTGCCCGCATCCTGTACAGGGGAACTTCATCAATCTGGTGTCAGTTGCATCAGCCTTTCAAGCTCATCCGCTGTTGGCATAGCCGCTTGAATGTCCTGCAGCGGAACCGATGCTTCAACAGTGCTGGTTATGTTGTTATCTTTCAGGAACTTCATTGCACGATCAACAGCACTGATTCGTGTTCGCGGATCCTCTGACCGCAGCTGATCGAGCAGTTCTGACCCCACCATTCCGTGGAGTAGCGCTAGTAGGTCTTCCGAAGCTCGGGACACGGTTGTACTCTTGAATTACCTGGCAGCATTCAAGCGCAATACTGGCGCTGATCCATGACATACAGCAGGCCTAGCACCAGCACTGTCAACGCGCTGTTCCTTCCGACCAAGCCCCAGGGGGCTGCAGGCGTCGAGCGGGTAACCGTTGATGTGAGCGCCAATGGCCGCTTCATGGACTTCTCCAGTCCTCAGCAGGCTGGCATCAATGCTGGTCGCCAAGATGCAGAGATCGCGTCCTTCCTCAATAAAGCAGTAGAGGTTGGCGCTCCCATCTATGAGCAATACCTTAAAGGACAAGGCGCAGCGCAGGCCTCAGACTTCCTAGGTAAAGTTGATGTAGCAACGCTGTATCGCAATGGCGATACGGATCAGCGCAACATGCTGAACTCGTTGAATCCATTCGCCCAGCAGATGGTGGCGGATGCGTATTCAAAGAATGCAGCACGGTCATACAGCGAGCAGATTGCTGCCGAGACGGCAACCAACGGAATCCTTCGTGATCCGTCTGCTACGCCAGAGCAGATCGCCGAAGCCAGAGCTGGTATCCGCACCAGGGCAAGAGAAAACAGCGGTATCAACCGGGCGCCATCCGCTTCGTTTGCTCCCTACCTGGGCACCATTGCCGAGTCAGAAGCAGCAGTTAGCGCTGACGCATACAAAACCCGGTTGCAGGCTTCCCGCGACAACAACAATGCGCTCATCGAAAAGAGCATTGGCACTGATCTTCTGACGCTTGACAGCTTCCGTACCAAGGTCAGAGAAAACCCTGAGGACTCCCAGGCCCTAGCCACCTACAACCAGCAGGCCTCCCAGTGGAGTCAAGGCATTAAGACTTGGCACGATCAAGTCGTGACCGGTGGCGGCATGACTTCCAAGGAAGCAGCTGAGCGCCTCTGGAACGGAGCTGTTGGCAGGGTCAAGGAACTGCTGGCCCAGGACAACATTGCCGGGGCGGTGTCCCTTATCAACACTCTTGATCTGGCGTCCAAGGGCAATGGTGACTTCACGGTCGGTGGCGACCAGAAGCTCTCGTTCTGGGATCAGAAGATTGGCGACGGCACAGGTTCTGTCCGTGATCGCCTTAATGGCTTGGCTGCTGAGCTGCGTGGATGCAAAAGCAGCAGCTGAAGCAGTTTGGCCCCGACTTTGTTGCCATGGCGCAGGGCGATGAAGGCGCTAGAGCACGGATTGAGGCAAAGCTGCCGTTACTTGCTGGCGACCCAGAGGCGTTGAAGGAAGCGGTCAGCATGACTGGGCAGATGCAAAGCTTTTCTCGGACGCCAACTAGCGCTCAGCTCAACCAGCAGGCACAGCTTGAGATTGAGCTGAACAACCCCAACCGTGATCAAAAGTCGTTCAACCAGCAGGTGCTCTCCAGCAACTTGACTGCGGAACAGAAGATCAGCCTGTTGAACCGAAACACGCAGCCACAGGATCCAACGTTGTCGTTGGTTGGGCAGGCGGCTGAATACGGGAAGGAAGAGCTGGGGCAAAGCGCAATAATGATCACGCAGACTCGCCTTGGTACGGGGCAGATTACCCAGAAACAGGCGAAAGAAGCGCTCAAAGAGGACTATCAGAATCTGCAGGTTGCAACGGCAAAGGCAACAGAGACACGCATTAAGGCGCTGATTGCTTCCGGTGAAACGGTTACGCCGATGCGGGCAGCGGAGATTTACCGCAACGAGCTGGAGGCTATCCGTGCCACCAGGATGAAAGAAGCCAAGGCCAACCCCGCTGAAGTGCTGGATTGGAATGGTCGAGTGATGGGCGAGGCTAACTTCGTTGCCGAACAGATGAAGAAGACAAATGGCGTTGGAACGATTGCAATGTTCCCGCCTTCTGTCATCGCTGGCGCCAGAGCTGCTGGCGTACCGATTGATTACCGCAATGTGCAGAGGTATTTCCTGAATCGTTTATCAACGGTGAAGGACAAAGACGGCAAGCCGATGTATCCCGATCCACAGAAGGCGTGGCGGCAGATGACAGAGGATGCGCGGAAAGGTGAGAACAAGCCTCAGGGAACTGGCGTTAATGGAGCCAGAACCTCGCAGGATGCAGCACGTGAAGCCAGTCAGCGTCCAATGGCGGAAACACTGCTGGGCAAGCCAGGTGCTCAATCTCTGGAGTGGGTGCAGCAGCAGTTGAATGGCGGTCAAGCCCCGAAGCCCGCATCTCAACAGGCGGCACCAAAAGCAAATGGTCCGCAAGCGGCCAGGCCGGTGCAGCAATCACCGCAAATGATGGTGCTACCTGTCCTTCAAGCTGGTTTGGGACAACTGGCAGGGGTGGTATTGGGTGGTGCCCCGGCATCTGCGGCTCAGGCGCCAGGAGGAGCGCCCAAGGCGCAGGCAAAGGCCACGCTGATCAATGAGTATTCAACGTCTGAGTTGATGAAACTCTGGAATGGCAGGGCGCGAGTGTCGCCATCAACGCCACCGTTGCCGCAGGTGGCTGCATCGGCTGCTGCTGGTCCGGTACCAATGGCAATCAGCAACGTAATGCACCCATTCTTTGTTGCGATTGGCATTGCCGAGGGCACACGGACCCCATCCGGTGGTTACACCAGGGCGTATTACGGTCACCGCGATCCTGGTAGTGGCGCATGGAACAAAGGAACGGTCAGCGGTCAAAACGCCCCCAACGCTCAGGGCGTAGATCGCCAGTGGATGGCAAAGCTCACAGGGTTACAGACCCGTGTTTCGCCAATGCTGCGATCCCTGGGCGTCGTCCCTGGTACGGCTGGGTACAACAGGTTGATGTTCAACATTTTGGATGCGTTCGTTCAGTCTCCGTTGGCGGTAACTGGAGCAGGTGGTCTTCTTACCCGTCTCGGTCAGATTGTTCGTGGGGGTGTCACTGTTGAAGCGATTGCCAAGGCCCGCGCCGACAGCTACTTCAATCCCGCCACTGGTCGCCTAGATGCTGGTGGATTTGGGAATAGCTACTCACGGTTGTTGGCTGACCAGCGCTCCAGAGCTGGCGCATTTGATTACAAGCGGAGGCTCTGACCCATGGTTGCGGTTTATCGGAATGGCAAGTGGATTGATGACGCTGAAGAGGAGAAGCAGGCGGTACAACCGCTAGCGGCGCCTATTGGTCTGGATATTGCTGGTCGCAATCGGTGGGAGCAGGAGCAGACCATCAGGGCTGGCATCCAGCAGGGTGAAGCGGCGGCTGCAGCTGGTGGTGATCAGCGTCCGTTCTGGGCAACAGACCTAGGGATGGCGGCCAGTGACACCGGCAAAGTGTTGGCTAACGCTGTCGTTGGTCTTGGCACGGACTACGCCGACCTGGCAGCAGGCATCGGTGACGTGGTGGTTCAAGCCGGAAGCCTGGCATCAGGCAACGGCTGGGATTGGAACAAGGTCATGGATGACAGTGACAATCCATGGACTCAGTGGCGGCGGGATACGTTCAGGACTGAATCGCAAGCGGGTCAGGCGGTTAGCAACCTGTTGCGTATCGGCACGATGGTTGTGGCTCTGCCGAAGGTGGGGCTGAAGGGCATTGCGTTGCCGTTCAAGGCGGTTGGTGGTGTCGATGCGTTGGGCGAGGTTGGCCAGGCGGCAAAAGGCATTGGCAACTTGTTCACCAAGTTGGATGACCTAGCCAATGCCAAGCAGGCCGGGAAGGTTGGGGTTGGCTTGGAAGCACTGGAGCAGACGTTCCAAAAGAAGACAGGAGCAAGCAAAGCAGTCGGCAGTGCGCTGCGTAATGACTGGCTGGGCCTGACCTACGCCGATGTGAGCAAGGGTCTAGAGAAGGCGCCTGAGCTGAAGGGTGTTGCGGACTGGTTCGACAACGTGAAGACCAGCACGAAGGCGTTGACCCAGTTGAGCAAGGGGACGCCAGGGGCAAAGATCCGTTCGATCAGCGAGGCGTTGGCGTGGGATGCGTTTGCTGCATTCAACGTCTACGGGGAAGGCGACTCGCAGTTCGACGAGACGTTGGGCGACCTGGCCATGTCGAGCAACATGCCATGGCTGCAGCAGCTTGGCTCGTTGACCTCAACAGTTGCTGAGGACAACGGGATTATCCGCAAGGGCAAGCAGATGCTGGAAGGCATTGCTACCGGCGCGGTGCTGAGCGGTGCGCTGGACATGGCGCGTGTGTACCGGTATGCAAAGAACTTCAAGTCGGCAACGCCAGAGCAACGACGACTGATCGTCGAGGCAATGAACCTGAACGCCGACGAGATCGGCGCAAGCATTGGCAAAACGCTGGTAGTAGACGGTCGGGTGCAGGGGGTGATGAAGCCCACTGGCCTGACGGGACTGCAGGAGGAGGTGTTCAAGGCGCGGGAGGCGGAGCAGCTGAAGGCTGACTTCCGTGCGCAGCAGGTGCAGTTAGCAGAGCAGCAGCGGGCAGCGAGTCAGATCGTTCCTGCCGGTCAGGCGCCGCAGGTATTCGAGACGCCAGGTGTTCCCGCTGTTGACGGCCAGGGCCTGAACGTCGAGCAGCTGCTGGCCAACCAGGGGATGGTTGCTAATGCACCAGAGGCATTGCCTGCTGGCGCCGAAGCAGCAGGAATGCTGCCGCCTGGTCAGACAGCAGGAATGCTGCCGGGCGGTCCTGAAGCTCAGCCTGGTGGTGCTCCGCCCGCTGGGCTGCTTGGTGCTGGCGGCCCGCCGGTACCGGTGACACCTGACATGCAGCCGGTGCAGGTGACGGAGCTGCGTCCACCTGAGCCCACCGTTACGCCAGACACGATCCGCTCAGCATTTGAGCGTGACGCTTACCGGGCATTTACTCAGTCACAGGAGCTGACATTTGAGGAAGGACCGGATGGTGTGATGCGGAGCCTGGCGGAGCAGACCCGTCAGCTCATGCCACGTACTCGCGTTGATGCGTTGGAGTACCTGCTGAAGTTCCGTCCGGCTGCCAATGAGTACGGCGTGATCAACGCTGCTGACTCGGTGTGGACCAACTTCATCTACGACCGTGGGCTGGCTGAGGGTTGGGCAACGATTGACCCTGATACGTTTTCGATCAAGTTCAACCGGAAGGCAGCAGCTGATCTGGATCGTGGCCAGGCAGCGATCAAGCAGGCCGAGGCACTGGATGAAGCTGAGGTGCTGGCTCGGTACAACACGGTTGATGTTGAGGAGTCGTTTAGGGCAGCGCAGCAGGAGAACCCGCTGGAGATTGACGTAGATCAGTCGGCGCGACTGGCTGAAGCGGAGCTGGATCCAGCGAAGGAACTGGCAACGCGTGATGCGATCAGGGCTGGGATGGAGGCGGATGGGATCGACAACTTTGAGGAGTTGCGGTTGAGCGAAGCGGATGCAGCAAGGCTCGGCGGGGCGATGGGTGACGAGGAGGTGGTGCGGGAAATGCTTGGCACCACGTTGGATTCAGTTGACCCGGCGACGGTTGAGAAGGCTGCGAGTGGTCGTGGGTGGGAGGTGTTTGACCGCAATGGTGAGCTGCTGGGTACGGCACGGACGAAGGGAGCAGCGCAGAAGATTGCAGATCAACAGGCCAAGCGTGATCGTGATGCGCTGCTGGCGAGAGCCAGGCAGATGGAAGCTGATGCGACGGATGAGGCGGTGGACATGGCGATTGGTGATCCGATCTATGACAGCGACATTGTGGGCAAGGTCAAGTTGACAGACGCACAGATCAGTGCAGTACAGGGCATCCTTCCGCAGTTGGATGGATTACTGGATGAGGCATGGGTTGCACGTCGCGGTGAGTCTGCTTTCTTCAACATCAATGAGCTTGGGTCCCAGAAGCGCACCTTTGAGTTGACGCAAGGTGACATGCGGGCGCTGCAGGATGGAATCAGGACTGCCATTGAAGATGCAGGTGCATTGAAGGGCAGCCCCAGGCTCCGTGCATTACGGAATCTGGCTGACAAACTGGACACGGAAATGAAGCTCATTGAGCCCCAGGCCCGTGCTGAGCGGTTCGTCAATGACGTAACTGCTAACACCAGCAAGTACATCGACCACGGCGAGTTCTGCGACTTCTTCTAATGGCAAAAGCATGTTCCCCAGTTGCTCCTCCCGCTTTTATCCAGCGGTCAGAGGAGATTGACCAAGGCGGTTACCTTGGCGCTGCACTACGCAACGCTGAGGAAAGCGGGATCTACACCAAGACCCGTGCTGGCCACGATGCTGCTTGGACCAAAGAAGCCGTGAACCACCTGCAGCAGATGCTGCCGATGGACTTCAAGCAGCTCAATGACTACTACGTGAAGATGGGCTGGCTGAAGCTGGACCAGAAGGCCACCAAGGAAGCAGCGGTAAAAGGCTTTGCTGATCCGGTGTTCAAGGGCAGCCGTGACGTTGAGAAGATCGGCACGGCTGCTGCCATGACCAAGACCTACCTGGAGTCGGTAGCTGGCGGCATCAACCAGTTGGCGGATAACTTCCTGCGCAAGGTGGACGCTGGCGAGAATGCAACGGCTGAGGGGATGAAGTTCGCCCAGCAGATGCAACACGCTTCACGCTTTGGCGGGTACGTGCTGGGCTGGGATCAGGGCTATGGCCGGGCCATGCGTCAACAAGCACTGCGCAAAGGCCAAGGTGCAATGCGTGATGTAGATAAGTTCGTGCAACAGCTGGAAGACAACTACGGCAACATCGGTGAATACGCCAGCAAGTTTGAGGAGATTGCTGCCAAGCTGCAGGATCCGGCCATGGGCGCAGAAGGCGTTAATGAGCTGATCAACCTGGCTAAGCGGGTCAAGTTCCTGGGGGATCCCAGGAAGATTGCCAAGGTGAGCACCAGCATGGAAGTGGCTGGTAACGCCTGGAACGAGGTGTTCATCAATGGCCTGTTGTCGGCCCCTGCCACCTTTGCCGCCAACGCCAGTGGTATGGCATGGGCAGTTGCCAGGCCGCTAATGCAACTTGGTGCAGCCAAGGCCTATGCCGCCACCGGACTGCGTGGAGCCAAGACTGCGGAGGTGGCAGCAGCTGAAGCAGGAGCGGCGCTCAGCGCCATTTACTCATCCTTCTCTGATGCAGCACAGATCGGTTGGCACGCTGCTCGCAGCGAGACTTCGATCTATCAAGCCGGTGCTGGCCAGGAATTGACGTCAAGGGTTGGCATCCACGGTGAGCACCTGGCTGACTTTGCCGCTCGCCGTGGCTGGGATAAGCCCGACGATGCACTGCTGGACACGATCACTCGTATCGGTGAGATCACCCGTATCCCGTCACGGGCGCTGCTGGGTACTGATGAAATGGCGAAGCACATGGTTATCCGTGGGGAGGTAGCTGCCCAGGCGGTGAAGAAGGCGGCAAAGGAAGGCATTGATGTATCAGACAGCGCAGCATTGCAGCCATTCATTCAGAGAGAAATGGACATGGCGTTCAACCTGCACGGTCCTGAGTTGTGGGATAAATACAAAGTCAGCAGTGTTTACAGCCTGAATACAGGGATCATGGCTGAAGCTGACAATGCAACATTCCAAGAAGTGAATGGTTTTGCTGCGCGGGTGTCTGGTGTGTTATCTGACTTCCCTGTGTTGCGTCCGTTTATCCCTTTTGTGCGGACCCCGCTCAACATTCTCAAGCAAGGCTTTGTTGAATCAACAGGCCTAGGCGCTGTGATGAATGCCTACAAAGCAACCGCTGGCGCTGGCTTCAACCCGACTGCCGCCAAGATCGCAATCACCCAACAGCTGTTGGAGGATCCCGGCGAGACGTTCCGCATTGCGGGACAGATCGCGTTGACGACCAGCCTGGCGGCCACCTTCTACGGGATGGCAATGAGTGGAGCCATTGTTGGTGGCGGCCCTGGTCGGTGGAGCCAAGGGGGCAAAGCCAGTAAGGAACAGAAGGCGTGGGAGCTGATGATGCGGGAGCAGGGCAAGAGCCCGTATTCCCTCAGCGTTGGCGGCACGTCGATTCCGTTTGATCGGTTCGGGGAGCCAATCAGCATCGTGCTGCGCATGGCAGCTGACATGGGCATGTACTCCAGCTATGTGCCGCAGGCGGCGCAGGAGGAATGGGTCGCGGGGATGGGCGTGATCATGGTCAGCGGCCTGTATCAGGCGTCGTTCCTGCGGGGGCTGAATGACGTGATCGACCTGATTGGCGACCCCAGCTCCACGTTTGGGGCGAAGGGCGGGAAGGCTATTCAGAACTGGATGGCAACGCAGACACCGTTTGGTGGACTGTTGAACTACGTGGACAAGGTGACCGATCCGTATGCCCATGCGTACCAGGGGGCAACGTTCCTAGAGGTGATGAAGGTCCATGAGGACACGTTTGGCTCAGGGATCTTCGCCAAGATTGCGGACCGGATACCGGGCTACGGGGGAACGCCTGGGATGGTGGACCAGATTGCAGGGTTGCCTGTACCGGCTGTGCCTGGTGGTGGTCCTGGGGGGCTGAACCCGCTGCAGATGGCGGTGCCGTTCCTGCCACGAGGGAACAAGGGAGCAGATGACGTGTGGAGCGCGATCTACAACATCAAGGGGAGCTACGCGGAGAAGCGCCCGACGCAGTTCCCGGTCACCCATGCAGAGCAGCAGGAGTTGAATCGTCGTATGGCGACATTGACGATTAACGGCAAGACAGTGCGTCAGGCAATCATGGAGTATTACAACAGTGCTCCAGTGCAGCAGTACGTCAACAAGCGGGGCGCTGCCTTTACTGATGTGCGCACCCAGATTGAAACAGGCTTGGATACGTTGATCAATGATTACTACAAGGCAGCATTTGATGATCTCGTTGGCTCCAGCCGTTCAATCCGTACCCGTGCATTGACGCGTGAGGCTATCAACCTGGCAGCGCAGAGCGATAATCCCTCAAGGGCTAATGAGCTACAGGGTCAACTTGATGACCTATTCAAGGAAGCAAAGCTACGGGGCGTGTTTTAATCTGCGCCTAGCGGTAGGGTTGCGCTAAGGCCTGGCTCTTTATCGGATGCCCTTACCTCAATTCCAATACGCAGGCGTCAGTTACGCGGGTCAACCAGCTGGCTCTACAACGTTTGCATTGACCACCAGCGGGGGGCTGCCGATTGGCTACCTCCTGCGTTCTCATGTACATGTCTACAGCAGCATTGACGATGGAGCAACGCTGGTTGAATTAGTGCGTCCCGTTGATTGGGACTTTAATCAAGGGGGAACATCTGTTGTATTGAAGGCAGGCATTGCAGGTGGCACCGGCATTGTCTTGCGTCGCATCACTCCAGAGGCTGATCTCTATACCCGGTTTGGTCAGGGTACGTTGTTGACGGCTGATCAGCTCAACGAGGCGGAAACCTTTGACCTGTATCTCATTCAGGAGTTAGACGACGAGCTGGGGATCAACTCTGCTAACCAGTGGAACAGGCTGGCTCGCTATGCCGACCCCAATAAAGGCAAGCCCACAGAAACGGCCAACACCGTCACCAAGAAGGATCAGCTTGCTGGTGACTGGCCCATTGATGGCAAGGACAAGTTCATTGCTACCACCGACGCATTGAGCGAACGGTTTGATGTCTTCGTTCAAGACACCAAGCCAACAGATCCACCCATCACTGAGATCCGTCAGTCAGGAAAGCTGTGGTTTGACGATGGCGCACTGCAGCTGAGCGTCTGGGAACCAGCAGCTAAGGCATGGATCAACATCACAACGTCTGGACCGCCTGGTCCTCCTGGTCCCAACGTCTTCTATGGCGTTGCCTTCCCGCCAGATCCCACGCCTTACGGCCTTTGGTATGACACCAACAAGAAAGAACTGCGGCTGAAATACGACGACGGTACTGGGGTGCAGTGGGTGCTGGCTGGTGGGGCTTCCCCGCCAACCGGTCAACTCATTGCCGGTAATGGCGTTGCTGCCAACTCTGTCCACGAAATCCAAACCCTTGATCAAGGAGTGATCTGATGACTGTTGTTGTTCAGCAGCTGCGCACGACCAGCGCAACTGCACTTCCCGCTTCACTGCAGCCTGGTCAGCTGGCCCTCAACCTGGCCAATGGCTGGATCCTGATGGGTGATGGCTCCAATGGCGTCTCTGCTGCTGGTGTTGGCCTGAGTGCTGGTGCTAACACCATCTTTGGTGTCGCTGGTGTGGTGGTTCCCGCTGCTCCTGCTGCTGGCCAGGGCTATGAGATCTATGAACTGAAGAACCCGCCTGCATCAGTGCGGATCTTCAGTGCCACTGGTGCGCAGATTGATGCGGCCAACGGTGGTACGGGCACCATGACGGTGCGGACTACTGCCTACTTGGTGGCGGCTGTCACCCCACCTGCTGATCAAGTCAAGGCAGCTGGTGACCTGCGCAGTGGTGACACTGTTGTGGTCAGCGGTGGTACGACTGGTTCCCCTGGTGGTTCCTACGTCTGGGACGGCAGCAGCTGGCTCCTGACTGGTGGCGCACTGCCTGATGCAACAGCTCGCACTGGTACTGGTGCCTCTGGTACTGGTGGCAGCAAGGGTGTTGTCTACCTGGCGCGTGACACTGATGTGAAGCCTGCTGCTCAAGCAGGTGCCACTGCCCCTGATGGCCTCGCTGTTGCCACTGCTGCCCAGGTGAAAGCCCTGGCTGAATTGGTGGCTGGCCTGGCCACTGGTTCCACCAGCCTGGGCACATACGACGCATCGCTGGGTGGTGGACAGATCAAGTCCGTCACCGCTGCTGCAACCGGTGGCACCCCTGCTCGTGCTGGCTTTGCCGTTGCTGGCAAGATCAGCGCCGGCAGCAACATGACAGAGGGTGACTACTTCCTGGTGGTGAAAGGCGGCACCGTCACTGGTGATGCTGCTTCCATCAACGGTGCGCTGGGTGCCAACGATCACATCGTCTATGACGGTGCGACCTGGCACGTCGTCTCCTCTGGTGTGGTGGCTAGCTCTGCTGCTTCCATCCACTCCTCCACTGACGTGAGTGACACCACAGTGGTGAAGGTGACAGCTGCCAACCAGAAGGGTGTGCTGGTGCGTGATAACTCCATCGCTGATGGTGTTGCTGCTGCATACAAGCTGACCGACACGCTGGATCTCGGCACTTATTGATCAACAACGGGGGGCTGCATAGCCCCCTTCATTCTTTCGCTGTATAGCAATGACCCTCAAGGTTCAACACAAGCGTTCAGCTGTCAAAGGCAAGGCACCACTGCCTGCTGATCTGGAGTACGGCGAGATCGCCGTCAACTATGAAGCTGGTGATCCTGCCTTCTACATCAAGGACAGCGCCAACGTCATCCGCAGGATCGGCAACCAGCCCGGTGCCCTGGTGTTCAAGGGTTCTCTTGCTCCTACTGCACCTGCTCCTACTGCACCTGAAGCCGGGCATGTGTATGTGATGAGTGCGCCTGGGACCATGGCTGCCTCTTGGATTGGGATGGCGGGCAAGGCTGTTGTCCAAAGCGAGAACATTGCCTGGGATGGAACTGAGTGGGAGTCACTGGGTGACACCCATGTAGATCCTCCGACCATTGCCACCACCAGCGACACGGCACCCGCTAATCCAAAGGATGGTGACCTGTGGTACGACAGCGTTAGCGGTGAGCTTTATTGCTTCTACGACAGCGATGACGCAGGTGCTGTAGCTGGCACCTGGGTGCAGGCCAACCCTCAGCCGACACCAAAGCAGGCAACAGCCAGCGTGGCTGGGGTGGATGTGAAGCTATGGAAGAAGACAGGAACGACGCTTGAGACGGAGACTGCAGGGGATGTTGTCAGCATCTCGGCGGGCACGGCTGCGCTGCCTGGGCTGACGCCTGTTGGGGACCCGAATACGGGGATATATAGCCCTGGTGCCGATCAGCTAGGGCTCAGCACAGGTGGTATCCAGAGGGTGCAACTAGAAAGTGACGGGGCTGTGAGCTTTTATCTCGGCGGCCA